CCAAGCGATTGATTCAGGAGTGGTAGTAAAGAATCTGAATCTGCAACCAAGCGGCGGCAACGTCGGCATCGGGACGACGGAACCGGGGACAAAAATGCAGATAGGGGAGAATACAATTGGGTATCCCACATTAGGTACTAAATCAGGCATTTTATCTCTTACAAATGCAGGAACAGCGCTGTGGGGTCTGTATTTTGGATTAGAAGGAGGTACTGGGAGTGGGTGGATTCAGCAAATGAGAAACGATTCTGCCACAGCATATAATCTGTTGTTGAATCCAGCAGGCGGCAATGTCGGCATCGGGACGACGGGGCCGAATGATAAATTGGAAGTTTACAATGGTGCTTTCAGAATCAGAGGGGACAATCCAAATGATGCAGTTATTAATTTGTATGAGTCAACAGTCAATACTGGTAGGTTATGGTGGGACAGGTCAGAAGTGAGACTTAAGTTAGATACAGGAGCTTCGTTCAATTACCCCGTTTACGTTGATGGCTCAAGTGTCATATTACAAAGCCAAGCGAGCGGCAACGTCGGCATCGGGACGACGGGACCAGGGTATTTATTGCATTTGTCAAAAGCGGTTGATGCGTATGATGGCGGTTCGGCTGATGCAAAGCGTCTTTTGGTAATTGATAATCCGATTACTTACGGTGAGGCTCAAGTCGGGTTGCAGCTGCGGGACGCAAACGCCACAGTAAGCTATTCTAATTATGGCGCTTGGGACATTTATACTGCTGCAACTACGGGCAATTTGCGTATTGGGAGAATATCTGGTTCTAATCCAACATTGGCTCCATCGGATTTAGTGACGATACAACCGAGCGGCAACGTCGGCATCGGGACGACGGGACCGGGGAACAAGCTCGATGTCAACGGGACAGGTCGTTTCCAAGCGGCTTTAGGAATTGGTTCTGCTCCAACTTCAAATCCGTTGACCGTTGATCTAGGTGTTAGTGTTGGGGCTGGGTCGTTTAACAACGCTGTCTATGTAGCACCAACTTTTACTCAAACTGCCGCCGCTCAAGAAGTTTGGGGTATTCACAGTGTGCCATCGGTGACAGGGGCATACACATTGCCAACTCTCGGAGCAATCTATGCTGACGGCGCCTCAATGGGTAAAGGGACAGCCACAGTCACAAATGCTTACGGACTATATGTAACTGCTCCTACAGTTGGTTCAAACAACTGGGCCATTTACTCGGCGTCAGGGACAAATTATATGAGCGGCAACGTCGGTATCGGGACGGCGGGACCGGGGCAGAAACTTGCAGTAAGCGGAGGCTGGATTGAACCAGCTGCTAGTTATGGTTTAAATTGGACTGATAATGCCTTTGGTGGTGGAGGAGATGATGCTTATATACAATATTATGCAGAAAGTGGAGAAAATACTAAATTACTAATAAATAATCAAAATGATGCTGACGATGATATTGAAATTAGGGCATCTGGACCTGTTTATTTAAGAAATACTTCAAATTATATTGATACATCAAACAATTTATATTCTGCCGGTTGGATTCAGTCGGGTGGAGCTTTATATACAGCTGGAAATTCTGTTAACTGGTTAGTAAATGGTGGATGGAATGCTAGTTTAACAGGATCTGGTCCTTACACCACTCGCGATTCCGGCCTAAGTCAAATTGAACAAGTATACTCTCTTACTTCTAGCAATACCCGTTCATTCAGGCTACCAATGGCTCCGTACAACCTTTATCAAGTTGCCGGAGATAATCCTTTCCCATATGGCTATACAATTACCAATGGTGCAGAACATTCGGGGATGTTTGCTAAACCAAGAAATTCAAATGGATCATTGAATGATCTTTTCTTTTTTGTAGGTAATGATGGCGGTTCTTTTATCTGGAAACGTGAGGAGTGGACAGGAGCGGATAATAATCTAGGTCAAACGAGTATGACACTTGATTGGAGTGGAAATTTAACTACTTATGCGAACATCTATCCTGCTAATCAAGGTTCTTATTATTTAGGTATATCTGGCGCCGGACTTTATACTAATAGTGCTTTTAGGGCAGGAACTGCTATATACGGAGCTGTAACTGCCGGTTCAGGTGACGCTTTTTTCATTGGCAATGATACTAAACTTACAGATATAGATGTTGCTAACACTGCTGGTCTTTATGGACAACAAGACTCAACAGTTGCTGGATTAAAATTTGGTTCAAGCGGAAATACTTTTATAACCTCTGTTGCTAATACAAATTCATATTTCAATAACGGTGGCAACGTCGGCATCGGGACGACTGCTCCCACTGCTCTTCTCGACCTCACCTCAACCAGCAAAGGTTTCCTCGCACCAAGAATGACCACGGATCAAAGAAACGCCATCTCTTCTCCGGCCACCGGTCTGATGATCTATAACACGACTACCAATCAATACAACGTCTACAACGGCAGCTCCTGGGGTGCGGTCGGCGGCGGCAGCGGCACCTTAAACTATATTGCCAAGTTTACTCCTGATGGAAACACCTTGGGAAACTCGTCGATGTTTGATAATGGCAATATAGGAATTGGAACCACCTCTCCGGTTATGCCACTTCATGTTTATGGAAATGGTACTAATGCAGCCACCTTTATGAATGGCAATGTAGGAATTGGAACAACTAATCCAGGGACAAAATTACAAGTTCTTGGAAATGTGAAAATCGGAGCAGTAAGCAATCAGGCTTTATGGGTAGACAGTACTGGTAGTCCAGACTATGGAACCCAATTATATCTATCACAGGATTTGGGCTCAGTCCAAGGAGCAATTAAACTGGCTACAGATTATAGTCTTGGTGGCGGTAATATCTCTCCTAATTTTGTCATCTCAAGATCGACAACCACCCAAAGCTATGGCTCGAATCCCAACTCACTCACCTACTCTCAAGTATTTGTAATTGACCGATACGGCAACGTCGGAATAGGGACAACTAGCCCTGGAGCTTATAAACTCAACATCGCCGGCACGACATTGTTTCAAAACGCCGCCTACTTTGCCAACGGCACTACCTACTATGTTGACGCTACTGGCAATGCTAAGTTTAATGACATCATTGCCGCTGATACTGGCAGTCCTGGATTAACAGTAGGTAACGGCACGACCGGCTTTGCCAAGATCGGCAACTCAACCATAGCTGATAATAATACTACTTATCTTGCATTTGATCCTAGTGGTGATGGTAGTACTCCAGATATGGTGATTACCGACTCCGGCAACGTTGGTATCGGCAACACGGCCCCGAATGAAAAATTAACTGTTAACGGCAACATCAGTCTTTACCAGCAGTCCTCGGCGCCGTCAGCCACCTCAAGCTATGGCAAGCTCTACTACAAAAACGATGTTGACGCCGACTCCAATACCCTGCTTTTGGCCCATATGAACGGCACCGATGGCGGCACGACTTTTACCGATGATTCCACTTATCATCGCACTATGACCGCCTACGGCAACGCTCAAACCAAAACCGCCACCAAAAAATTCGGGTCCGCTTCAGCTTACTTTGACGGCGCCGGTGACTATGTAGAGTTAGATAACAGTACTGCATGGCAATTTGCCAGTGACTTTACCATTGATTTTTGGTATCGTGACGATAACTCCAGTGGTTATAACATCGGACTAATAAATTATGGGGACGCCACTAATTATGCTTGGAATGTACATTATCATTCTGGCGGCAGTTTAAACTTCCTCGCTATTGAAAATGATGGCTCGACTACACTATGCGGCCGTGGACTTGCCCTTGATAGCGTTGTTTCTACAACCACCTTTCGACATTACGCCATTGTCAGAAACGGCTCAACCGTGTCAACTTATAAAGATGGGGTTCTCCAAGATAGTTGTACTGATTCTGCTACAACTTACTATAAAGCATCATATAAATTAGAATTGGGCGCCGGTCTTTCCCTTGCGCAGCCTTATATTAAAGGCTATTTGGATGAGGTCCGCATTTCCAACGTCGCCCGCTGGACCGCTAATTTTACCGCACCTTCGGCCGAGTATGCCGGCTCGGTCGGCCATCTGTACTTCCTAGATGATGACGGCACTGAGTATGCCCTGACCTCCTCCGGCGGCATCCAAAACTACTGGTGGAAAGGCTATGGTACCAATATTGCCTTTACTAATGCTGGCAACGTCGGTATTGGAACAACTAGTCCGGCCTATG